TTTGGCGGCGGTCATTTAGGGCAAAGGTTTTGAAGATTTGATCCCCCCCCCGCCCTGAATGCGATTCATTCTCATTTGATATCGTTGCATTTGAAATGATTTCACATGATAGATAATCGACTTGCCGCCGCCGCGCTATGCCGAATGTTTGTCTACCTGTTCGAGTTTGTGATCGCCTTTCCCATACTCGGACCACACATGTCCTGAGACGGTCAATGTCGGTACGTCCTCGCCTACGGTGTGGGAGAAGTGGATAGACGTTACGCGCTTCATCTCCACGCCATCAATCGCCAGCTGAACAAACTTACCGTCTCGGTATTCAATGATGAGGTCTTTCATTACGTGCTCCAGTGAGACGCAGGATCGAGCGGGTAGCCGTTGGCATCACAACCGATTACCGCGCCGCTCTTCTCCATTCTCTGTTTCGTTGAGTCATGATGCGCTTTGCACAGTGGCTGCCAGTTCTCTTTACTCCAGAACAGGAGCTGTGCTTTCGATATGGCCAGAGGGTTACCTGACTTAAGCGCATCTTTCAGTTTGTGGGGCACGATATGGTCGACCACCGTTGCTGGTGTTATGCGCCCCTGCTGCTCGCACATCACACACAGTGGGTGCTGCTGGAGAAAACGCAGACGGGCCTTATCCCATCGGCTGCCATATACGCGGGGCTCTTTGTTCATGCCAGTCTCCATGCACGGCGGCGTTCTGGTTCATGACCAGTTTGTAAATCTCTAACTGGAATTTCTGTTCTTCAGTCATGAGAATAATCTCTGCCATTGTTGGCTCCGTTTATCCGTTAAAAGGGATATCAGTTAAGTTATCCCGTGTAGGGTATAAGCCATTGTCGAGACCACTCATTGAATGGCCTCTGCAATAACCGATGTCTTTCCATCAGTCCGCCACCACAAAGAATCTTTTTTGCCATAAGGCAGGAGGTTTATCTTTCAGTGGCTGCCAGTGTTATTTCCCCACTTTCTGGCTTGGGTTGTTTCGCGGTGCTGCCGTTAATTAGTGACCAGAAATTAACTCCGGTTTCATTATCAAGCCCACCCGCAGATGAGCTTTGTAATGGTTACTTCGCTTTTTCTTCGGCTCGCTTACGCCGGCGCTCTTCTTTCCTCACGGCTTTTGCCATGTCCATGAATGCCTGCATGACCGCATTACGCATCATGTAGCTGACAAAGTGATGGTTGACGCAACCGTTAATACGGAGTTGCTCGCCAAACTGATCAACAGATGACAATGCCTGCATCATGTCTTTCTCACCTTTCAGAAACTCAGAGAAGTCGCGCCCCGCTCTGGAGGCGCATTCTATTATTCGGGTGCTCATGATCAGGCCGCCGCATAGAGCAATTTCATCTGCCCTTTCACCGGGAATGCCGACATGCAACGCGCTTCGAAATCACGATAATCAGAGCACCCATTGGCAATGCTGGTAACGGCAATGATCTGTCGCTCAACCAATGTCAGCGCGTCAGGTTTAAGGTGCTGATGGATTTTGTCTCCTGCAGCCAGCCGTCTTTTAACCTCTGCATATACTTCTGGTGGTAATACCGGGCCATATACCCACTTGGCACTGATCATCCCAAATAGTGCGGGGCGACGACCTGGTCGATGACGGGGCAGCCCTGACATTTTGAACATCGCAGAATAAAACGGATCGCTAAACCTCTTTTCCCATGGCTGAGATTTATCCAGAAGGAAAATAGCCTTTATTCTTTCATCGTCGATATGATGAACGGAACCCTGAATGATTGCGTCAATTTGCTCATCACACCAGATCTCAAAATCTACAGAAAGCCATCGAGCAAATCTGACCGCCAGTTTTGGGTGAAGCCATGTTCCGCCGCCACGGTCTTTGCGAGCGCGGCTGGTTTTTACATATGTGATATTCCCATATCTACTCTTTAACGCCTCGATGTAACGGACAGTCTCAGGAAGCCTAAGCCACTGAGCCGGCTCCTTGTTGAACTTGTCAGCTGCCGCAGTCGCGTCAAACCAGCCATCGTCAGAAAAACGCATGGGATGGCCTTCGAAATCAATCGGGATGATATTGGACATCGTATTTACCTTTTTGGTGATATGAGCCAGTTCTCGCAGACATGGACAGCCCAAGAGCGGCACGATGTAAGCCACCGTCCTGTCTCTGTCTCATATCCCGAAAAGCTCTTGGTTGATATGCGCACGAGAATGCGCGTTTACTGCAGATGTAAAAAAGCCCCGCATCGCGAGGCTCATTAAATTGACTTTGTGATTTGCAAAAAAAATTATTTCAGGCATTGCGTCCTGATGTATTCCTGCAGGTAGTTAACCTGCGCGGTTATCCTGTCGATTCCACTTCGGAGACGGTAATAATTGAGTTCAGCATCTGCTGTAAGTCCTGGGCTTTCTCCATCGCCCATGCCGCTGGCTCCGGTCGTTGACTTTGCACAGGTGGCGGCGACTTGCAGGCGCTTACGCCCAGCAGAAACATCAGCACGGAGACTTTCGATAGTCGCGTTAGCATCAGCAAGCTCCTTTGTATATCTGGCATCGAGTTCTGCTACATCACGTTGACGCTTCTGCATGTCAGCAATAGTGGATGCGGCTTTGTCGCGCTGTTCTTTGTAGGCGATTGCATTATCACGGTAATGATTAACAGCCCATGACAGGCAGACGATGATGCAGATAACCAGAGCGGAGATAATCGCGGTTACTCTGCTCATACCTCAATCTCTCTGACCGTTCCGCCAGCTTCTTTGAATTTTGCAATCAGTTTGTCAGCCTTATGCTCGAACTGACCATAACCAGCCCCCGGCAGTGAAGCCCAGATATTGCTGCAACGGTCGATTGCCTGACGAATATCACCGCGATCAATCATCGGTAAAGCGCCACGCTCTTTAATCTGCTGCAATGCCACAGCGTCCTGGCTTTTCGGAGAGAAATCTTTCAGGCCAAGCTGCTTACGATAGGCATCCCACCAACGGGAAAGAAGCTGGTAGCGTCCGGCGGCTGTTGATTTGAGTTTGGGGTTTAGCGTGACAAGTTTGCGAGGGTGATCGGAGTAATCAGTGAATAGCTCTCCGCCTACAATGACGTCATAACCATGATTTCTGGTTTTCTGACGTCCGTTATCAGTTCCCTCTGACCATGCCAGCATATCGAGGAACGCCTTACGTTGATTATTGATTTCCACCATCTTCTACTCCGGCTTTTTTAGCAGCGAAGCGTTTGATAAGCGAACCAATCGAGTCAGTACCGATGTAGCCGATAAACACGCTCGTTATATAAGCGAGATTGCTACTTAGTCCGGCGAAGCCGAGAAGGTCACGAATGAACCAGGCGATAATGGCGCACATCGTTGCGTCGATTACTGTTTTTGTAAACGCACCGCCATTATATCTGCCGCGAAGGTACGCCATTGCAAACGCAAGGATTGCCCCGATGCCTTGTTCCTTTGCCGCGAGAATGGCGGCTAACAGGTCATTTTTTTCTGGCATCTTCATGTCTTACCCCCAATAAGGGGATTTGCTCTATTTAATTAGGAATAAGGTCGATTACTGATAGAACAAATCCAGGTTACTGTGTTTAGTAATCAGATTTGTTCGTGACCGATATGCACGGGCAAAACGGCATGAGGTTGTTAGCGCAACCTCCTGCCACCCGCTTTCACGAAGCCAGACATTGAGCTGGTTTTCTTTTATACAAAGCACACCGCACCGTAGCCACAGCGGATAAGGTGAGGGTATTGTCTGTCTGGTATTTGGTTTGATGTGCTTTCAGAAAGGCCGTGCTTAAAACGCAAAAAGCCCAGAGCTATTAACTCAGGGCTTTATTTAACGAGTGCATTTATCCATCGTTGGGTCAAATTTACCCAACTTTATTCAAAAAGTCAATATCATGCCGTTAATATGTTGCCATCCGTGGCAATCATGCTGCTAACGTGCGACCGCATTCAAAATGTTGTCTGCGATTGACTCTTCCTTGTGGCATTGCACCACCAGAGCGTCATACAGCGGCTTAACAGTGCGTGACCAGGTGGGTTGGGTAAGGTTTGGGATTAGCATCGTTACAGCGCGATATGCGGCGCTTGCTGGCATCCTGGAATAGCCGACGCCTTTGCATCTTCCGCACTCTTTCTCGACAACTCTCCCCCACTGCTCTGTTTTGGCAATATCAACGGCCCGGCCAGTACCGTGGCAATCTCTGCATCTTGCGCCCGGTGTCGCGGCACTACGGCAATAATCCGCATAAGCGAATGTTGCGAGAACTTGCAGTACCTTTGCCTTAGTATTTCCTTCAAGCTTTGCCACACCACGGTATTTCCCCGATACCTTGTGTGCAAATTGCATCAGATAGTTGATAGCCTTTTGTTTGTCGTTCTGGCTGAGTTCATGCTTACCGCAGAATGCAGCCATTCCGAATCCGGCTTGTGATTGCGCCATCCCCATAGCAGCCATCACATCAGTACCGGAAAGAGAGTCAGAAGCCGTGGTCCGTGGTGAGTCGCTCATCATCGGGCTTTTTGGCGAGTGAAATTTAGCTACGCTTTCGAGTCTCATGGTCTTCCCCTCTTGCCCTGTTTGACCATCAGGACGCCGTTAACTATTACGTGACGCTCGCCTTTGCTGTCTCGGTTGTACTTGAGCACTGTTCCTCTTGCGCAGGAAAGCATCCTCGCCACTTCGGTCTGATTGCCTCGTGTCTGGATAAGCAGTTCTGGTATCGTTTGAATTGTGGCGTTCATACGCTCTCCAGTTCTGTGATTTTTATTCCAAGCCGTCCGCCTGGTACTTTCACACCACGAATTACGCGAATGTCATCGAATTGCTCGTCGTCTTCCGCAAATCCGGCGTGGATAAGGGAGTCGAGTAAACCTTTCAGGATGTTATCGAGGTCGCGGCGGCGGGAGTCTGGAACGTCTGCGATTACTTTGATGCGGAGTCGTGATTTGGTGAAAATGTCTAACTTGAGTTGGCGGATGATTTGCTGAACGTCTTTTCGGTATTTCTGGCCTTTATCGCTGATGTAGTATTGGCTTCCCCTTCTTCGCCAGTAGGTGTTCAGCGACGGCGGGTATGGAAGCACAAACTGATATTCGTTCATGGCTTAATCTTCCCCTCCTTCAGCAGTATCGCCTGCGTCCTGATCACGCCTTCGAGGTGGTAAAGTCTGGCGTCTTTGTTGTCGAGATTATGGGTGCGTCGGTCGATCTCCGCGTGGCAGTCACTACAAGCCCATGCACCGATCAGGTCTTCAGGCTTCATTCCCGTTCCGCAAATTCCAGCCATCCGGTAATGTGCCAGAACTGTAGTTTCAGGATTACCATTGCATACGCCGTAAATACGTACCTGGCATTCTCTGCCGCGCGCTTCTTTGCGTAGGTTAGCCATTAAGCAGCCTCCCCTGTTACTTTCAGCATTCCGTTATCGAGCAACTTTCTGGTCAGCCACTGTTGACCACGCCCGGTGATTTTTGTGGTGAACGATATCTGTATTCCGTGATTTGTGTTGACCGCTGTTTCTTTCACTGTGAAATAGCCGCGATCCATATATTCCTGCATTGGCACATTGCGCCGGGAACCTGAAGCAATAAGGATTTTGTGATCACGCATCCACGCAAACAGTTTGTTTGGACCAATACCGACAACCTTTGCAAAGTTTCCAATCAAAATTCCGCTGGCCTCGCCAACGCGATCGGCAAACTCAACTTTAGGTGCGGCAATTGCGAGCTGGTTTTCCAGTTGCATTTTCTGCTCAGCAAGGTCAGCAGCAAGGCGCAACGCTTCTGGTAGCGTTTTGGGGATATTAACCGCAGCTTCTTCAAGCTCTCGCCAACGGTCAACAAGACGAGCGGTGAATTCCGGCGACAACTGAGCGACGACAATAATGCTGTCTCGCTTACCTTGTTCGCCCTCGAAGACGTAGAAATCACGCTTCCCGGTAATAACACCTAAATCATTGATTATGTTAGTGTGCTGCAATGCAGGAGGCTTGATAACGCCACGTTTCACCAATCTATCTATGGATACTTTTACATTGCTATGGCGGCTTTCTACCAACTCAGCGATTTCAATGCTTGTCATTTTGATGGCATTGCCATTTATTAACTCATTCATCGTCTTCTTCCTCGTACATTGAGCTATTCGGATCGCTCATCAGTTCTGCGCAGCAGTGCTCACACACGTGAACTTCCAGCACATGCAGCTTCTGACCGCAGTTAGCGCACGTTAAAGCCCGCTCGACGCTTTCTTGTTCGTAACTTCGATTTTGGTCAATCACCTTGTTTTCCTCGCACGTTCTCTAAGCCACCGGATATCCCACAGGTGAGCCGTGTAGTTGAAGGTTTTTACGTCAGATTCTTTTGGGATTGGCTTGCGTTTATTTCTGGAGCGTTTCGTTGGAAGGTATTTGCAGTTTTCACAGATGATGTCGGTGATACTTCGTCGCTGTCGTCTCATGCCGCCCTGTCTCCCCATCTCGCTTTCCACTCCAGAGCCAGTCGCGCTTCGTCTGACCACTTAACGCCATGTTCTGTACCAAATGCCTGTATAAGCTCTAATAGCTCCGCAAATTCGCTTACACGCATCCTGCTGGTTGACTGGCCTATTACCACAAAGCCATTCCCGGCAAGGTTAGGAACAACGTCCTGCTGCTTTAATGCTGCGGTAAACACACACTTCCAGCTTTCTGCATCCAGCCAGCGACCATGCCATTCAACCTGACGAGAGACGTCACCAAGGCAAGCCCAAAGCTTCCGATTTTGGTCTAAGCTGCGGTTGCGCTCCTGAATGGTTACTACGATTGGTTTTGTTGGGTCTGGAAGGATTTGCTGGATGGCTTGAATGGCGTTCTGCTGATGGATGGGGCTTCTTAGTTCAAACGTTAGTTTCCTCATTGCTCACCTTCTGCACACATGGATTAATTAACGCCAAAATAGCTTCTGGTTTCTCAATAACATCGAACCGCTCACCACTTGCCATTCTTACAATCGTAATCCCGGCCTCAAATAGGGTTTCGATGTTGTCAGAGTTAACGTACAAGGGCTCATATGCACTTCTGGTGCTTTCTATCACGCCTGTGCTTGGTGGCTGATAGATGCTGCATTGCATGGTTAATTTTATAAATGGCATATACTCACTCCTTCACTTTGACTCCAGCAGCGCGAATCCGTCCTTCGCATTCACTAATTGCGTTGTTATAACCAAATGTGACCCCATCCTCGAAATCGGTAGAAAATGCCTCACGCTCTCTTTCTCCAGGACACTCAATCTCGATAGCTGCTCGCGATGCCTGCCACGTTTGCCAGTGGCCTTGAACATCGTCCATCACGTATTGACCACCAATATCACCACTGCCAATTTCATGGTGATTTTCAGGGTAACGGATAAGGTCTGATGATTCGCCTCCACGTCGCAACCAACTTTCTTCAAACTGCTTTCTTGATTCGTCCATCGATACTTACCCTCAGTTCAACTCACAAAACGCCACGCCATTTTGGCTACAGCGACAGGCATAACACCGATAATCACCCACAGGAAAATGCTACCGAAAAGCACACCCACCAGGTCTTTACCTTCGCCTACCAACCGGACAAAACAGCCAGCAACCACAATGAACGTCGCCACCATCCACAGAGCACCGAGAAGCCTCAATGCAGAGAAAATCAACTCAACCACGATTTACTCTCCCCCAAATAAAAAGGCCTGCGATTACCAGCAGGCCTTTATCTGTTTTTAACACGCTTTCGAGTCCTTTTAGATTTTTCCTTAAGATATTCCGCAAGTTTATCCTCATCATTATTAAATTGAGATAAAAGCTCATGCTCGCAATTAAGTGCTTTACTCGCATAAGTTCCATATAGTTTCTTTCTTGCTAGTGCTGCTATGAATGCTGCATCTTCTTTGCTATCGAAATACCCTAACGATATTGTCTTATTTTTATAACCAACATAAGACTTCCACCTGCCAGTTGGCTTATACCAAGACACTCCAATTGCACCGGATGTGTTTAATCTATTCCCTACAATGTTTCTTGCATTCTGCTCTTCTGTTGCCAGTCTTAGATTTGAAATCCTATTGTCAAGTCTGTTCCCATTTACATGATCAATAAACTTAGGAGGCCATTTTTTGTATACATAGAACCAAGCAAGTCTATGCGCATAATACAAAACATTATTTATGCTAATGCATATATAACCACCACTAACACCTCCAGCAATACTACCTTTTACTCTTACTACTGAATTTGTTTTTAGCCATTTAAATATTCCTGTTTCTGAGTCATATGATAATGTTGACAGAAGCTCATCGTGATCAATTAGTTTTTTTATTCGCATAAAGAATATACTTAATAATATATACAGTAAGAACCATTAGTAACGATAACCCTGCTATTAGCTCAGTGATGTAGATGGTCATCAGAATCCTCCTTTCTTCTTGGATTGCGGTTCCTCGCGTTCACGGCGGCGCATTTCAGCAGACTGTTGGTCTGTGTCATAAATAGCGCCATTTGCCTGAATGCAATACACCGTGCCGGTATTGCCATGACGATTGAGACGAAGGATTAGTTCGGTTTCACCAGGTGGAACACTGTCATCAAAAGCACCTTCACGATGGATCCCCACCCAATAATCGCAATCCTGTTCAATCTGCCCTGTATCGCGCGAGTCACTTGGTAATGGGCGTTTATTGGTTCGGCTTTCCAGTGCGCGGTTAAGCTGTGTCAGAAGCACAACAACGCAATCAAGCTCTTTGGCAAGGTTCTTCAATCCTTTGGTGATCATGCCGTAAGCAAGGTCGTTACGATCGGCCTTCTCAGCGGTCATTAGTGTCAGGTAATCGACCAGAATCATGCCAACACATCCTTTTTCTCGCTTGATTCGACGGCTTTCGCTGACGATTTGTGCCAGAGATAATCCAGGCGTGTCGTCGATGTAAAGCATATCGATTTCACTCAAGCGATTTGCTGTTTCGATCGCCCTGTTGAAGTCACCATCGTAATCACCCTGATAGCCGTCATCAGCGTCATTTGTCGCCGGAAGGTAAAAAATATTCGGGTTAACACCTGACTTCTGTCCCACCAGTTTTTCCAGTATCTGGTCACCGGGCATTTCAAGGCTGAACATCAGAGCGGGCTTTTTCTCATGCACTGCGCAGTTGATTGCCATCTGGCTGTATAGCGTCGTTTTACCCATCTTAGGGCGAGCGCCAATGACAAACAGAGAGCCTTTCACCAGACCTTTCGGTGACAGCATCCTGTCCAGCGATGGGATCCCTGTGCTCATTCCCCGTTGTTCGCCTGATGGGTCAAATCGCTTCTCAAGGTCGCTAACCCAGTCTTCCATGACCTCACCAAATGAACGAAGGCCGCGACGCGATCCGGTTTTTGCATGGTCTGTCAGTTGCGTGAAAATCGACTGAATAGCTTCGTACTTCTGCGTTGCAGTCATTCCGTTGCGGGAATAGAGCAATTCCGTCGCTTCAGTCATGCGGTTGATGGCGTAGCGTTCCATTGCGGTTTCTCGAACCTGCATTGCATAGGCAACGATGTTTGCTGCGCTTGGCGTGTTCTTTGCGATCTCAGCGATATAAGCAAAACCGCCAACAGACGCCGTTAACGATTTACGCTCCAGTTCATCGAAAAGCGTCAGGCCATCTACTGGCTTTTGCTCCCGGTGCATTCTGGTTATTTCTTCGAAAATGATTTTGTGTGGTCGGCTGTAAAATGAATCAGGCTTCAGCATCGCCAGGACTTTCTGGACGCGCTCACTGCTGTCATCATCCAGAAGCAATCCACCAATCACCGCCTGCTCTGCCTCGATGCTATGGGGCGGCGCATAAAAATTATCGGTCATCGTGTTCACCCTCACGAACTTTCAGGTAGGTATTATCGTTAAGCAGGAAATCAAATCCCTTTTTGTGCCAGACGGTTCCGCGTTGATGGTTTGGACGCTCTTCGAACATCCATCGGCAATTTTCGCCTACGTAGCTCAAATAATTTCTCCAGTCCTGCATCGTGAACCCATGCCCGTCAAGCTGGCGGGTTATCACTCCGGCTTTGCGCCAGAACGTTCGGATCTGGTTTTTACGCTTGTCATTCAGTGCGCGGATTCTTGGCGCTTCAGGAAGGATTTCGTGGTAAGCATCGACAACATCCTGACAGCTAACGGAAGGTTTTTTCTTGTCAGACTTTTTGTCTGCTGTGGCACTCTCTAATACGTCAGTATTAGAGATAATATTATTATATTCTTTATCTGTGGTAATTTGCTGGTAATCTGCTGGGACAGTATTGCTTACAGACATTGATATTGCTGGCTTTGAGGTGGTAATTTGCTGGTAATCTGCTGGTACAAAATTTGACTGATAATCGTCATATTTCTCTACCGAGAAAACTGAGAATTTACCGTGTGAAACCCAGTCAATCATGCCGAGTTTTTTGAACTTTCTAAGCAGGTACTGAACGCGATCTGGTTTGAGCCCTGTTTCAAACGCCAGAGAGTTTCTACCGCCAAGTAGCTTCCCTCTACCTACCAGAATTTCTCCTGCGTCAGTCATTACATACTCAGGCGTATGCTTTGCTTTGAGGATTAAGTGAACCCACAGATGCGCTGCTTCTGCATCCTTGTAAAACGGCACATCCATAATTTTACGGTGCAGCAAGGCATACCCCTTACCGCTGCTTTGATGCGGTTGTTGTAGCCTTCTGGCCTCTCTGGCTTCGGCTAGATTAGATATGTTACTCATGACCTTTCTCCTTCTGCATCAGCTTCACTTTTTCCAACTCAGCCCGGAATCGACCAGGCTGCTTGAAGCTGGACAGGAAGCGATCACGTAGTATGTGTTTGTGAATTTTGTCCTGGTAAGGACTGAGTTGTTTTGTCATAATTACTCCTGTGGATTGATCCAGTAATTCCCTCAGAATTGCATATCAATTTGCTTAAAATCCTCGGTGGCGGCCGGGGATTTTTTCTTTGTGATTTCATCAAGCGCATACTTAAAAGCCCTGCTAATCGGACTGATGTCTGATGCCATTCCGAAAGCACACAAGACCGAAGCAATAAATCTCCAGTCCGTTCTGCTTATCTTCGATTCATGACAGCCAATCATCTTTGCCAGACCGCGCTGGGTAAGCGTTGACAGGTTGATGAGTAAATCAGTTTCAGCGCGATCAATTTCTCGCTGTGTTGGCTTGCTGTAACTTGTTTGTGTCATTTCTTACTATCTCCATAGGTAAATAATTTGGGTTTTTATCGTGCACCATTGACAGTCATCCTTGACCACGCCGGGCACCCGACCGTATACCGGGCCGTTCGGTACTAAAAGTACATTTTTATTACATAACAAACTGCTGTTTACCGATACGGCGAATCTGTGCTGCTGAGTACTTGCCGCCTGATGCCTTGGCGATCTTATCCGCATATTCGGTTTCACCAGTGAACTCGGTACGCGGCAGAGAACCACGCTCAAGCCACTTATAGATGGCTTTTGGCGTAAGTCCACAAACATCAGCCACAACAGAAACTCGAACGGATTTGATAACTTCTCCAAACGTAACTTCGTTCATGCTTCTCTCCTGTGGTGAACTTATGGTTCATATTATGACGGAACTGATAGTACAGTCAATACCTAATATAGTTGAACTTATGGTTCAACAGAAAGAGCGTGAAACTTTCTCGCAGAGGCTTGCGCTGGCCTGTGATAAAGCGGGATTACCTTTGCATGGTAGGCAGGCTGATTTAGCTGTCAGGCTTAAGGTCACACCAAAAGCCATTAGTAAATGGTTCAACGGGGAGTCAATACCAAGAAAAGACAAGATGGAATCTCTGGCTTCGGTGCTGGGAACTACTGCTGCATATCTGCATGGCTATGCTGATGATGACGGTATCACGGTAAATCATCTATCAAGATCAAATGATTATTATCGTGTTGATGTATTGGATGTTCAGGCGAGCGCCGGGCCAGGAACCATGGTTTCCAATGAATTTATAGAAAAGATAAGAGCAATTGAATATACGACCGAGCAGGCAAGAATTTTATTTAATGGAAGGCCACAGGAAAGCGTAAAAGTCATCACGGTTCGCGGTGACAGCATGGAGGGAACCATCAATCCGGGAGATGAGATCTTTGTTGATGTATCCATAACCTGTTTTGATGGCGATGGCATTTATGTGTTTGTATACGGGAAAACAATGCACGTTAAGCGCCTGCAAATGCAAAAGAACAGGCTTGCCGTCATCTCTGACAATGCCGCTTATGATCGATGGTACATAGAAGAAGGTGAAGAAGAGCAACTTCACATTCTAGCCAAAGTCCTCATTAGGCAGTCAATCGATTACAAGCGATTCGGATAAAAATAAATTTCCTTAAAGTTCACTAACTTATGATGTAGTGAGCTTTTTATACCCATAAAATGTACTATTGGTACTTTACATTAATGAACTTTAAGTACATCATAAGCCCATAGACGAACGGCGCGTCTTTAAACCATGCGTCGGGAGCGCGGCGGGTTCAGGATGAACGGCAATGCTGCTCATTAGCGAGAAGGCTTTTTTGCTTTTAGTCACAAAAAGCAAAGCAGCTTTTTGATATAGAAGTCGTTCGAAAAAATAGAAGTATTTATTGCAAAGATTCAAACCCATTAGGAAACAAAATACATGCAGTCCAAAAAATAAAATTGTACAGTAAACTACCGTACGGTGCTTATTGGGTATGCTTATGGTGAAAAAGACTATTTATGTTAATCCTGACAGCGGACAAAACAGAAAAGTATCTGATAGAGGTCTTACATCTCGAGACAGGAGGAGAATAGCGAGATGGGAAAAAAGGATAGCATATGCATTAAAAAACGGTGTGACACCTGGATTTAATGCTATAGATGACGGTCCTGAATATAAGATTAATGAAGACCCAATGGACAAAGTTGACAAAGCATTAGCAACACCATTTCCTCGCGATGTCGAAAAAATTGAAGATGAAAAATATGAGGATGTAATGCACAGAGTTGTTAATCACGCTCACCAGCGAAACCCAAACAAAAAGTGGTCATAACCCGCTCAGGCGGGTTTCATTTTCACGCAAACAACAGAATAAACACTGCACTGTGTATTCATTCCAAGGCTTTGTTGAATAAATCGAACTTTTGCTGAGTTGAAGGATCAGATCACGTATCTTCCCGACAACGCAGACCGTTCCGTGGCAAAGCAAAAGTTCAAAATCACCAACTGGCCCACCTACAATAAAGCCCTCATCAACCGTGGCTCCATAACTTTCTGGCTGGATGATGAAGCTATTCAGGCCTGGTATGAGTCAGCAACACCTTCTTCACGAGGCAGACCTCAGCGCTATTCTGACCTTGCCATCACGACTGTGCTGGTCATTAAACGCGTATTCAGGCTGACCCTGCGCGCTGCGCAGGGCTTTATTGATTCCATTTTTTCTCTGATGAACGTTCCGCTACGCTGCCCGGATTACAGCTGTGTCAGCAGGCGGGCAAAGTCGGTTAATGTCAGTTTCAAAACGCCCACCCGGGGTGAAATCGCACACCTGGTAATTGATTCCACCGGGCTGAAGGTCTTCGGTGAAGGCGAGTGGAAAGTCAAAAAGCATGGCCAGGAACGCCGCCGTATCTGGCGTAAGCTGCATCTCGCCGTTGACAGTAAAACACATGAAATCATCTGCGCTGACCTGTCGCTGAACAACGTTACGGACTCAGAGGCCTTCCCCGGGTTAATCCGGCAAACCCACCGGAAAATCAGGTCAGCCGCCGCCGATGGCGCTTACGATACCCGGCTATGTCACGATGAACTGCGGCGTAAGAAAATCAGCGCGCTTATCCCTCCCCGAAAAGGTGCGGGTTACTGGCCCGGTGAATATGCAGACCGTAACCGTGCAGTGGCTAATCAGCGAATGACCGGGAGTAATGCGCGGTGGAAATGGACAACAGATTACAACCGTCGCTCGATAGCGGAAACGGCGATGTACCGGGTAAAACAGCTGTTCGGGGGTTCACTGACACTGCGTGACTACGATGGTCAGGTTGCAGAGGCTATGGCCCTGGTACGAGCGCTGAACAAAATGACGAAAGCAGGTATGCCTGAAAGCGTGCGTATTGCCTGAAAACACAACCCGCTACGGGGGAGACTTACCCGAAATCTGATTTATTCAACAAAGCCTCATTCCAACGAGTGAATACACGGAGCAATGTCGCTCGTAACTAAACAGGAGCCGACTTGTTCTGATTATTGGAAATCTTCTTTGCCCTCCGATGTGAGGGCCTTTTTATATGCATAACAATAACGCTTCACTCGAGGCGTTTTCGTTATGCAATCAAATATAAGGAGTTACCCATGATGCACTTTCAGCTCGCGGGTAGCGGCGTCATGTCCGCTTTCTACCCGCACGAATCTGAATTATCACGCCGAGTTAAACAATTAATCAGAGCAGCAAAGAAACAACTGGAGGCGTTATGCGCAATGAAATAGCCATCAATCACCAGATGCTTCGTGCTGCACAGAACAAAGCAGTAATAGCCAGATTTATTGGTGATTCAAAAATGTGGCTTGAAGCAAATAAAGCGATGAAATCAGCTATCAACCTTCCATGGTATCGCAGGAAATGAGTTTTACAGATAACTGGTCAGACGAAGAATTCATTCGTCAGATGAAAGAATTAATCGGTAACGAAGGAGATATTCATGTCACTTGCAACCACAGTGAAGGAGAGCAAGTTACAGAGACGCATGTACACGCAGCAGGCGTTAATGTATCGCCAGAAGGGAGATCGTGAAGGTGTTCGCGTATTTTTGAATGCGGCAAAGACTGAAGTATTAAATCAGCGTTATTTCCTTGGGCCATGTCCATTCTGAGAACAAACATATGAGCAAAGAATTTTACGCAAGACTGGCAGCCATTCAGGAGAATCTGAACGCGCCAAAGAATCAGTACAACTCATTCGGTAAATATAAATACAGAAGCTGCGAAGACATTCTTGAGGGTGTTAAGCCGTTACTGAATGGCCTGTTTTTATCAATCAGCGATGAAGTTGTGTTGATTGGTGATCGGTATTACGTGAAAGCAACAGCAACTATTACTGATGGCGAAAACAGTCATACAGCAACCGCCCTTGCACGAGAGGAAGAAAGCAAGAAAGGAATGGATTCTGCACAAGTTACTGGAGCTACAAGCTCTTATGCACGCAAGTATTGCCTCAATGGTTTGTTCGGCATTGATGATGCGAAAGATGCAGATACCGACGAACATAAACATCAGCAGAACGCAGCAGCAAAGCAATCAAACCCATCACCTACACCTGAACAGGTTCTAAAAGCATTCACTGACGCAGCAATGCAAAAAAACACCGTGGAAGAGCTTAAACAGGCGTTCGCCAAAGCGTGGAAGATGCTCGAAGGAACACCGGAGCAGCACAAAGCGCAGGACGTTTACAACATCAGACGAGACGAATTAGAAGGAGCGGCTGCTTAATGGCACATTCGATTACTGTAAGACTAAACAAGCCCGCAAGAGAGTTTCAGGCCGGGGAAAATATCGGATTCAACATCCGTGCTGGCGTTCAGTATTACGATCGCCAGACAAAAAAGAAAGAATGGACAAACTACAGCGCCGTTGTATTTGCCAAGCCGGGAGCGCAAGCGGATTACTACCGTAGTGTTCTTGTTGAAGGTGGCATTGTAGAAATTACCGGAGAAAACATCAGGGTTGATGTTTATCAGGGGCAAAATGGTCAATCAATCACTCTTGAATTACTGAATGCAAAGATTGGATTTGCAACTTCAGGAAACAGCCAACAGCAACAAAGTAGCAATCATCAAAATCATCCTGAATACGACGATTCAATTCCCTTCTAAATTAGCAACATAAGGATTCCATTATGCCTGCGCCTCTGTATGGTGCGGATGACGCGCGCCGCTGTTCCGGCAATTCCGTATCGGAGGTGCTGGATAAATTCAGGAAAAACTACAACCGGATAATGTCGCTACCGCAGGAAACGAAAGAGGAAAAGGAATTTCGCCATTGTATATGGCTTGCAGAGAAAGAAGAACGCGAGCGAATTTACCAGACATCAATCCGACCATTCCGCAAAGCCACATATACCCACTTCCCTGAAATTGACCCGCGCCTGCGTAATTACCGCTCACGCTATGGCGCTATCAGTAATGACTGAGGAATTTACCATGAGAGGACTTGCATACAATCCAGGAATTCTTCCGGCAGAAATGATTATTCGCCAACGCGTAAAGCCAATGCCATCGAGAGAGGAATTGCTAAAGAGAAATTCTTTTCCATCAGTGAATCAAAACAAATATCTGAATGCGATGTGGCGGAGTGGGAAGAAATGAAACAAATGTCACTAATTGAGATGGATGGATTTCTGAAAGGTAAATGCATCCCACGAGATTTAAAGGTTAACGAAACAAACGCTGAATATCTTGTCCGTAAGTTCGGTGAACTTGAATCAAAACTCAACGAGCAGCGTGAGTATTACGAGGGCGTTATCTCGGATGGGAGTAAGCGCATAGCAGAACTGGAAAAACAATGCGCCGAATGGGAGCGAAAAGCATTAAGCAACTTTGAAGAGTGTGCTGCTATGGCTGAACGTATCGAAGAGTTGCAGACAAACTCTGCACCAGATTCGTTTGGCATCATCGGTGAAAATATTCGAACACAGGATAATCGAATAACGTCAGACCCTATGTTTTGTGTGTATCAAAAGCGCGAAATCGTTGTTGATGCTGATTATGACTATGACCGGATTGTCTGGGTTGATGAAGATGGCAATGAAGCCAATAAACGCCAAAGTCGTCGTCTCGAACTACTTCACGAAAACTTTCGAGAGCCACCAGAAAAATGGCGGCGCGTTGCTGTGAAAGATATTGATGAATTCGTTACCTGCTGTTTCACCGAACAGGGTTGTAAAGACTACCTGGCAGTCAATGGTCACAATCTTCGCTTGCCATTTATATATGTAAAAAGCGGTTTCAGGAACGCTGAATATATCGGCATAAGAAACTGGCTTGCTGGCATTCGCATCAAAGGAGAGTGATATGACCACTTTTACCGACAAAGAACTGATTAAAGAAATCAAAGAGCGCATAGGCAGCTTGGACGTTCGAGACAATATTGAGCGCCGTGCTTATGAAATTGCACTGGCATCGCTGGAAGCAGATCCAGTTGCTTATATTTTCAAACATCCGGCCGGGAAATTATTCTGGGCTTTAACGGATGAAAGCAATAAAGAGCAAGCGGACGTTATTCCTGTTTATGCCGCCCCTCCAGTGCCAGTAGTACCTGAAGAAAAAACAATGCCTAACCCTCTTAGCATGTACGCGGTCGATGCTGTTGCCGCTATTGCAGAGGTGAGAGGCTGGAATGCCTGCCGTGCAGCCATGCTTAAGGGGGATAAATCATGATTAATCGAACCAAACTGGAGCACATCCTCGAGTATGCCAGGCAGCAGAGGCGCTTTGGCCAGCTTTGTAAAATTCTGCCAGGAGATATGGTTGAAATCGTGGAGATTGCCATGCGTAAGGCTGGCAACTATCCGGTAACTCCGGATGGTTGGATAAGCTGTAGTGAGCGAATGCCGGATAGCAAAACAGCCGTTCTTGTTGCCAGGGAGTTTGACAGGAAAGGTGACTGGCGAATGAAATGGGCGACTTACATCCCGGGGCATCCTGACGCTAATGATGGGTGGCTAATTCCTGGGGCGTCGTGGAAACCGTCACACTGGATGCCGCTACCGGAACCGCCGCAGGAGGTTAACCGTGGCTAACCTGCAACTTGCCGTCAAAGGTGAATACTTCGATGCCATGATTCGCAGGGAGAAAACGGAAGAGTATCGACTGTGTAATGACTACTGGAATAAGCGAATTATGTTCAGGGATTATGACCGACTGATTATCACAAAGGGATATCCGAAGCGCGACGACTCCAGTCGTAGAATTGACGTCCCGTATGACGGATATGAAATCAAGACAATCACACATCCGCACTTCGGTGATAAACCGGTAAAGGTGTTCGCGATAAAGGTGAATATCGACAATGAATGACAATCCTCGCATTCGCGGGGATTTCTTTTATCTGAACTCGCTACGGCGGGTTTTGTTTTATGGAGATGATAAATGCCTTCCGAGTCACAGGTGAATGGAATGGAGAACCATTCAACAGAGTTATCGAAGCAGAGGACATCAACGACTGCTATAACCACTGGATGATATGGGCGCAGATAGCACATGCAGACGTAACCAATATTCGAATTGAAGAACTGAAAGAACACCAAACCGCCTGATGGCGGTTTTTTATTGGAGACAAGAAATGTCAGATTTGGCTATGAAGATTTTGAAATGGCAATCGACTGGCGATGTCGGCATCAGTAGCGCAACTCTTGCCTCAATCGCATGTGGACTGAAAAAGAATATCTATGGTCATCACTTCGGCGCTCCCCATGACGCAGCAGACTTCCGGCGATGCGTTGCACTTGTTGAGCAGATTCCAGAAATCAGAGATTCATTCGACAAGGTTGCAAAGCGCGTTCCGTCATTCAAAGGAATCCTCAACGAATGGGATTCCCTCGTTGCTCTGTTGAAGTCTGAAATGAAGATACACGGAAACAAAGCACCAGAGACTTACAGAAGAATCAGCGAGCTACGCAAGGACTAACCCGCCTCACACTCGATGAGGCCTGTTCATTTCTCAAGATATCCAGACCTACCATCGCCGCATCAATGCGGCTTTTTCTTGCGTGTAATTGCGGAGACTTTGCGATGTACTTAACACTTCAGGAGTGGAACGCTCGCCAGCGACGCCCAAGAAGCCTTGAAACAGTTCGTCGATGGGTGCGCGAATGCAGGATATTCCCTCCTCCGGTTAAGGATGGAAGAGAGTATCTGTTCCACGAATCAGCGGTAAAGGTTGACTTAAATCGACCAGTAACAGGTAGCCTTTTGAAGAGGATCAGAAATGGGAAGAAGGCGAAGTCATGAGCGCCGGGATTTACCCCCTAACCTTTATATAAGAAACAATGGATATTACTGCTACAGGGACCCAAGGACGGGTAAAGAGTTTGGATTAGGCCGAGACAGGCGAATCGCAATCACTGAAGCTATACAGGCCAACATTGAGTTGCTATCCGGGAACAGGCGTGAGTCACTGATAGACAGAATTAAAGGCGCTGACGCAATCACTCTTCATGCGTGGCTTGACCGATATGAAACAATCCTCAGCGAGAGGGGTATCAGGCCGAAAACTCTACTCGACTACGCCAGCAAAATCAGAGCAATCCGAAGAAAATTGCCGGACAAACCGCTCGCTGACATATCAACGAAAGAGGTGGCAGCAATGCTAAACACCTACGTAGCAGAAGGCAAATCGGCTTCCGCAAAATTGATCAGGTCAACCCTTGTTGACGTTTTTCGTGAGGCAATAGCCGAGGGGCATGTGGCTACGAATCCGGTAACAGCAACCCGCACAGCAAAATCAGAAGTAAGGCGTTCAAGACTGACAGCTAATGAATATGTCGCGATATACCATGCAGCCGAACCGCTCCCAATCTGGCTGAGACTGGCAATGGATTTGGCTGTCGTTACAGGGCAGAGAGTAGGCGATTTGTGCAGAATGAAATGGTCAGACATAAACGACAACCATCTTCACATTGAACAGAGTAAAACAGGGGCTAAACTCGCCATTCCACTAACGCTAACGATTGACGCGCTCAATATCTCATTGGCTGATACACTACAGCAATGCAGGGAGGCCAGCAGCAGTGAAACTATAATCGCATCAAAGCATCACGATCCGCTTTCCCCGAAAACAGTATCAAAGTATTTTACAAAGGCGAGAAATGCATCTGGACTCTCATTTGATGGAAACCCGCCAACATTCCATGAACTGCGTAGCCTGTCAGCGAGGCTATACCGGAACCAGATTGGCGATAAGTTTGCTCAACGTCTTCTCGGGCATAAATCAGATTCAATGGCGGCGCGGTATAGGGACAGCCGTGGACGGGAATGGGACAAAATTGAAATCGACAAATGATTTTATTTTGACTAATAATGACCTACTTACATTAATTTACTGATAATTAAAGAGATTTTAAATATACAACTTATTCACCTAAAGGATGACAAAATAACATTAATCACTTAAAAATCATCGCATTACACTAATCTGTGGTTAAATGATAGACTACATAATGCGACAAAACGCAACATATCCAGTCACTATGAATCAACTACTTAGATAGTATTAGTGACCTGAGACAGAGCATTAGCGCAAGGTGATTTTTGTCTTCTTGCGCTAATTTTTTGTCAAAGGAGTGGGAGTTGGAGTCTGGCTACCGCAAGATTATTCAAAGAACCGGCTGAGGCTATCAGTACGGCAACCAAAATCGGGCAAAACATGTGGTGACCGCATTATTAAATTATATACTTTCTGCACTCGCCAGGGCATGAACAACCTGGCCGCTGCCGCAGCCCGTTAATTATTGCGTGACTGCAGCATTGCATATTGTAAACAATCCGTGAATGTTCCTCGCTCTGTCGGTCTAGGATTTGCGGTTTTTTCACTAATCCAACCTATCTAACCAATGGAAGTTTTGATTCCTGAAATCAAGATTTTACTAAAAGGCTTTAGTCAACAAGCTCCTGTCTAAGATCGGTAATTTGTCTTTGCAACCCATGAATACACCCAATCAGGTCCATCACAATAGGATTATTGTCTACTGATGGGCGATCACGGAACTCCTCTCCTATCTTGTGTCCATCTTCATTGAAAACCTCCGTTCCTGGAATCGGTTCTTGGTTGTGTTTAATATATTGTGGAGCAATAACTTCTGCGTCTTCCGCAATAATCCCAAATCTCTGGCGATCCTTCTCATCATCCTTGTAAACAAAATTGACAAGCTCAAGCGCAAGTATTCTTCCTAAAGCCTCTTCTGGATTCGCAGGAGAAATGTTCTTTTTATAGTCTCTTCCTGATGTTCCCTGCACAGCAAGTGTGCCAGATGTTGATGGCAGTACTGAGCGTATTTGTCCTGTCTGATTATTCTGATTATTCCTTTGTATGATTACTGCGGGAGCGTTTGCAGCAATAGACGCTTCAAGCTGAACGCGTGCCCCAACATCCGTTGCTTCTCGCGAAGTATTTTGCGCTCCGAGAATTGCATAGCCTGTTGTCGAAACGGTCGCTCCAGAAAATAATGGATAACTGGCAGGCCCAACACCAATATTATTTGCTGCGTCCGTAGCGTTTTTGCCACCTGTCCCACCCTGAGCAACACTCAATGCTGTACTTAGCCCTTTCAGCTCTGTGATATCGCTATTTGCCCCTTTCCGGGCGAGACCACCGATGGCAGGAATGCTGAGGCTGGTGCCGTTGATTGTCACAGTGACCAGCTGGTTTGCTGAGGTGCTGGCGAAGGTCTCCCACGCGCCAATATTCTCGTCGTACTCTTTGATGAGCTGTGACATGGCCTGTGCCAGCCCATCAACCGAGATAATGTCCGACACAAGAATTCCATACTTCTGGCCGCTCAGCGCCGGGGAAGCAGCTGGAGTAACCGTCATTGACGTGGCGCTGTTCACGGATGAAATCTGAAACAGCTGCACCGGGTTAGACATCACGATAATCGTCTGGCCAGCGCGAACCTGGCTGGCGGGTGCCGTCCAGTTCGTGCCCGTGCCGGTGGCGCTGTTTCCGTTAATGGCGATGGTTCCAGTGTTATAAAGCATATTTTCTCCAGGCAATAAAAAACCCCGCCGAGGCGAGGTTTGCATTGAAAATCATGAGTTATTTACATGTCGTGCTTGTGAATGTGTTCGCACTTACCCAGCGCCAGTTAAAGGGATATCCGGCCCGGTATTGCGTCTGGTTGTTTTGCTTTCGAACGGCGTAAATCATAACGGTATTCTCATGGCCACCCATATATGCCGTGCCGCTGCAAATCGGTTTCTGTTTCTCAAGTACACCAGCGCAACCAGACAGCATTAAAGCGCCCGCTATGCAGATAATTAGCCTTTTCATTTTGATAGTATCCAGAGGTATTCAGTAGCTTCGAAGATACCAATACATAATCGATGGGTATAATTGATTAGATAGATAAATTATTTGTTATTGATCGCTCAAAACAATCAGTCATAGGCGTCTGTTTTAATTGCTGTCAGGATAATTCCATTATTTATCACCCCTCCAGCACCGCCAGGTGTATTTGCGGCTGTACCGGCGTTTATTCTTGTACTTGTGCCTGAATACCTACAAGATGAGTAAGCGTCGTTTCTGTTCACTTGCCCCAGCCTTGATGGAGCCACTGCCCATGAACCATCAAGCGTCTGGTCAATGTTAATCCCGCCGTTTGCTCCAGGCGTTCCGATTGTCTGCAAGTCTGACAGCACGCGGGACTCATTAGTGAGTACCAGCTTCCCGCTCGAATCCCAGATGGCCATCCCCCATTTCGGTAACGTCTGGGGAAATATGGCAAAAATATATGCGGTTAACGTGAAGCTCTGGTTATAGGGATTAACCCCCGCGACATATATATTTCCGCCGTTCCGGTAAGATATTACTGGCGTGGGCTGGGCGGTATTTGTGGTCCTGATAAATACCATCACAGGGTAGTCAGCATTTAATGCAATATTCTGAGCAACCTGCTGCGAACTGCCATTAGCAGAGGAGTTGAAAGTGTACTTGCCGTAAAGACAAAAAGGCGTTGACTGGGGCGTTACAAATGGGTTCCCGTTGTCCATTAATATCATCGCGCCAAATTCGGCCATTATGCTTTCTCCATGAAAACGACCACTTCACACTTTGAGGCCGGATAATTACCCAGACCTACAGAAGATGCAGCGCTTACGGTTATTGTGCTCCCTGACGCGACAATGCGCCGCCCTACGCTGTTACCTCCTTCATCAAGTGAAAGAACAAAACCAACTTTCATTCCTGAGGGCACCGTAAAAGACCAGCTGCCTGAGGTTTGCCCGGCAGCCAGCTGTATTCGCCCAACGACGGAAACGGGTTTGATGCCATAGTTGTTGGGTTTTCCTGAAGCATCCCAGGTCTGTATTCCATAAGCCATTTCAGAATACTCCCGTTAATCGGCCAACCTGCACCCTAAGAACATTACTGCCATCTTTGACGCTGATCGTCTGATTTGTCAGTTTCATGGCTCCCTCACCAGCAGTCGAACCGTAGTTCTCAAACGTCCCCCCTTTATCAAGCTTCCAGCCAGCAGAACCAGCAACATAATTGTTCGACTGGATAAAATTACCAATCTTTGCGTTGCTGATAGTGCCGTCCTGGATGAAACTGGCCCGGATGAATGTCTGTCCATTCTGGATCACAAACGGCAAAGCCACGCTGTTACCGGCTGCCGTGGTGACGGCGAAGCGATCAGCCAGGAAGATAACCTGCGACTGCATGCCGGATGGCGTATTCTCCACGCCGATACCCATCCCCGCGGCGTAATACTGACCGTTGCTGGAAACGCCAACCTTGATGTTGTACATCGCGCTGAGGTCGCCATTAACGTTGGCTATCGCCTGAGCGTTAGTGGTGATGGCGGAGGTATTCCCGTTCACCGTCGCCGTTATGCCGTTTATCTGCGTGGCCGTAGCCTGCTGATAGTCGGAGAACGTCTGATTCAGGCTGTTTATGGATGCCTTGTTGCCGTTGACATCCGTCTGCAGGCTCAGCAGAGAACGCGCCGTTGCCTCCTTCTCGTTAACGATTACCTCATCAATACGATCCAGCTGCGCACTGTTCCCTGCGACCGAAGCTGACAACGATTTACGCGTAGCCACTTGTGCCAGCCCGTTCTGGATAATTGCGATAGCAGAGTTCTTCACCCCGCCCGTCATGCCGTCCATAGATACGCTGATGCTGTCGATTCGCTGGCCCAGTGCGGTATCAGCAGTCGCAACAGTCTGCTCAAGATCTGAGAGAGAAGACGACACATCACCGACCGTGCTAGAAAGCTCATTAACGCTGGTCTGAACCTGCCCGATGTCCTGCGCGTTTTTTGCGATTTCCTGCGCCTGGAGTTCAAGTTCATCGTTGGCCTGTTTGATGTCGTCAGCCATGCCAGCAATTTTTTCATTGCTGTCCACAGCGTTCTCGATCAGGTCTTTGAACGTCTCAGACCCTTTGATGTCTTCAAGGATCACATCTGTGATGTCAGAAACATCGATACTGGCCTGCCCACGAACCCAGCCGGTATAACCTGACTCGTTACCGCTGCGGTCAACCAGCTGCGCGCGGTACCAGAAAATCTGCCCAGCCTTAAGGCCCATCTGCTGATATTTGCGCTGCGGGTAAGGCACATCGGCCAGCAGCATGGCATCGTCTTCAGTACCGGTCAGGCTGTACTGAATTTCCGTCTTCAGCGTGTCGTCGGTATTCGCCGGGAATCCCCAGTTCAGCTCGATACCGAACACCACGTTTTCAGAGGCGATAAAGCCAACCGGCTTCGGTGGATTGCCCACTTTACCCGTCAGCGTTTTCTCTTCTGAATAGCCCCATCCGGATGAAATTTCTGCGGCATTGATTGCGCGCACCCGCACCAGGTAGCGCCCGGCATAAATCCCCGGGACGTCGAATGACGTGGTGGAGGTGCGCGGCACGTTAACCCAGTTCCCGTCGTTGCGGCGCCATTGTGCTTCATAGGCGATAGCGTTCTGCGCCTGGTACCAGCTCACGCGCATTGTTTCGACGCTGATATTTTGCTGAACCACGGAAAACGAGCTGATCACGATATTCGCAGGCGGCGACTGGTTGCCCGGCGGGATCACGCTCACCGGCCGTTGGTCAATGATGGCTCCGGTATCGATACGGGCATATTTATCCGGGTCGTGCCATGCGCCGGTAATCGAGAAAGTGCCATCATTGTTATCGGAAACGCTGACAACTCGATACTGCTGCGCGTAGAGCTCGTCAGATTCAACCACCCAAACAGCTTCGGCCTGTGGCGTCTCACTGTATGCCGTGGTGACTGTGACTGATTCCCCGTTCACGGCCTGAATGGTCCTGCTCTGCGACGCTCCGGAGGGAAGGTTGAGAATAAGGCGATCACCTGGTGCTGCATCAGCTACGCGGTCAAGTTTGATAACGCGACCGTTAACGGCGCTGATGCGGCCGCCCATAACCTTTCCGGAAAGCAGCTCGTCTGCCACGGCGATGATGTAGCCAGGCTGCGGAATGTTTCCGTCCAGCCCGACATCAAACGAAACAACGCGATCCTTGTTGTTGGTGAGAATGCCCCAGCGCCCCTTTCGGTTCGCTTCTGACTGCCTGGTGCAGCCGATGGCTGTCATTTCCAGCTGATTGAAGCCGTATCGCGCTACCAGCGCCTGCTCAAATACCGGCTCCATCGCGTCGGCATAAGCGTTACCCGGGTCTGACCATGAAACCAGCGCTGTGGTGTAGCGGGTTTTCGTGGTGCTGCTTGAATAGGTGAAGCGACCGCCAACAACGTTGGCGCGCGTGTAGCTGTAATCAACATCTCGGGGCATATCGGCCAGAGCAACGATCTGATCGCCTCCCCAGTACGTCATGCCACGGAATATGGCCGCAAAATCACGCAGGACTGTATAAGCGTCGTTTCGGTCCTGGATGTACACGTTGCAGGTATAACGTGGTTCGGTACCGTTGCCCCCTTTGCCGTCTGGTACCATCTGATCACAATACTGGGCAACCTGATAAAGCGTCCATTTATCAATATTCGCAGCGGTCAAACGGTGCCCGAGGCCGAACCGGTCAGAAACAACCAGATCGTAAAAAATCCACGCAGGGTTATCCGTCCATGCCCACTTAAACGCACCGGTCCATGTACCGCTATAAGTGCGGGTTTCAGGGTCGTAGGTATCTGGAACGCGGATAACACGGCCGCGGGGCTCGCAGGAGATCTGCGGGATAGAGCCGTTAAACTGACTTGAATCGAATTCGATGTAGAGTAGCGCTGTGTTTGGATATCGTAACTTGGCGTCAATCACCTCAGTGAAGCTCTGCAGCGTCATCGTGTCGCCGATCTTCGCGCTGTTGGCGTCAGAGGTAATCTTACGCAGGCGGATTGTCCAAGTGCTGCCAGCCTGCGGTAAATCAATACGATGGCTGCGCTCATAACCAGACGTCGTTTTTCCGGTCACGCTGGTATTGAGTACCGTCTGCCATGCGCCGCCGTCCGTCTGCAGGTCAATTGCATAATTGACCGAGTAACCCACCAGATCGCCGTCGTCCTCCTGTTTGAAAAGCGAGGGCCATTTAAGACGCAGGCGAACTGCTGAAAGCTGCGTATTGGTAAACGTGCGCGTCCAGGCTGTGGCACTTGATACCTCAGTTCCTACGCTGATCTCGTTTTCGGTACCGGGAATACCCTGAATATATTTTTGCGCCTGAGTTCCCGCGCGAAACTCCCACGTTACCCCGCTGAAGTTTTGGGAGCCGTCAGCATTCTCCAGCGCTGTTCCGTCCAGGTAGATATCTTTGCCGGTGAGCTGCCCTGCAAACTCACCTTCCCCAAGCGCAACGAGGATTTTTGCCTTCGCTACAGATTGCAGATCATCAGGCTGTTCGGTAGGAGTTCGGGAACTGGAGCTGCCGCCCTTGCGGCCCTTTAACACTTTATCTGTAGCCATATTGCGCCCATAAAAAAAGCCACCCGAAGGTGGCTACTGTTTGAATATCAGGGTGTTGCTTATCGGAAACCCTGGTTAATGTGATAACTCAGCCCGCCAGTGGTGGGACACTGGCGCACTCTGGTACGGAGGGATGGCTGATTACCTCTGGATAAGGAATATATGTGAATCAGATTCGACATATTGACGGGCTAAAACTAACCACTAATTGCAATGATGTATCCGATGTGGCAAATGAGGTTACCGCTCTTAAGCTAGCATTTGGATTGTTGTTTGCCAGATTGCCTGACTCAGATAAAAACCAGTTACTTATAGAGCTTACTCAGTATAGCCATCCACCTTTTGAAAAACTTGCCACTGAACTGAAGCAATTCATGAATAAGTAGCCCCAGGCCGCAGATGCGGCCTTTCTTTAATTGGAATAGTGGCGCATAAAACACAACCTGCTTTTTATCCCTACTTAAACCAAAGTACCCGTTATTCATATTAGCTCCCCACATTATGTATCACTGCTGATCTTCGACATAAATTCCGGCAGAAATAATCGCTCCGCCGATTCGACGCTTACCATAAAGCAGAGGCACCGGGTAGCCTTGCGCTGCAGTGTTGGTTACCCCGCCAAACGCATACGATGCACGGTTATCTGCGCTTTGTTTACTGGCTATGCCTGATGGCTGCGGTGAAAGCAGCTGAATAACCCCACCGAGGACCAACGAGGCACCAGTGGCAGCAGCAAACCCCGTCAATCCACCAGCAGCGAAAGCAGCGCCAATACCGCCGGGTCCAGTCAACACAGCAGCAGTAATAAGCACGGCCCCCAAGATCGTCTGCAAAAGACCAGCCTTTTTACTCCCTATTACTACAGGGACAATCCGGATCACTTCGCCGGTGACGGGAAAGCCGAGATCATCAACGCCAATATTCTTTTTATCTCTATAAACGGCATACGTCAGCCCTCGGGCTTTGCTTGTGTTTAAGAATTTCTCGAATCCATTGATGGTTTTCGCGAGTGCATTAATGGCTTCAGCAGTAGTGCGAACCAGACGGTGATGAACCCTTCCATATGTCTTAGCTAGCACGCCACTTAGCTCAATTCTTGTCATTACCTCTTGCATGCTGCCCCCATAAAAAAACCACCCGTAGGTGGTTTATTAATTTACGCTCTCAAAGCCCAGCTTTTTTCCTTGCTTCTTCAAGGTAGTTTTCTTTCGACTGGTCTTTGTTATTTGCCTCGAAGTTTGGATCTACTATTTTTGATAATTTCTGGTCGATAGACTCAAGTAATTCAACCTGCCTGTTCGCTCTGACGCTGGCGCGGTTGATGAAAAACCAGAGAATTAACCCAATAAAAATACCGACGAAGATCCAACCAAACCCAACTGTATACATATCGTTCTCCTTGCTGTGTGCTACACGATAGTATCAGTGACAGTTTGTTAAATAAAATTCTGATGTCTAAGAATCTTCATCGTCCTTTCCTGCCAGTAGCCCCCATACGGCACGCGCTGGCTCAGATGTCCGTACAGGTGGTGCAGCAGCATGTTACCCTCCAGTAAAATCCCGGCATGATTCCACTTATCGGCCTGCACCTGCATGATGACGAGGTCCCCTTCCTGAGGCGGGCCGTCAAACTCCCTGAATCCGCATTCATACCAGCAATCCTGATAAAAATTGTCCGGATAGGCGTTTTCCCACCAGGGATAATCCACCCGGTAATCGTGGAGCTCGATACCATGCGTTTGCCGGAAATAGCTCATTACCAGCCCCCAGCAGTCGAAGTGTCCAAGCACAAACGGACGCTCCAGCAGTGGCAGTTCTCCGCGCGGCTGGATGGTGCGTAAATCCCCATCCGGCCAGCTCACAATATGCCAGGGTAAAAGCGTTGCGTCGCATTGCGCTTTATCCAGTTCGCTCGGCTGCGTTGTGGCGTCAGGGTGACTGTGAACGATGGCGATCACCGTACCCCAGTCCTCAGCAGCTGCATAGTCTTCTGGCGACAGGTGAAAATGTTCTGTCGGCTCGGTAGCGAGGTTACGACATGGAAAATATTTCTCTACCCGGCTCTTCTGTGCCACCACACCGCAGCACTCACGAGGATATTCAGCTGCAGCATGCGCCATAATCGCATCGATGGTTTTCTGACGCATATCAACTCCTGATCAGCGACGTACCCGGGAACCCACCAAACGAGAGTTCGTTGTTTTCACCGAACCGAAGTTTGCAGGCCGTCAGCGTTCCGTTGCATTCATCCAGTGACGGATCGCTTACCTGGTTGTTGTTTTTGTCGAAATAGCGCGTACCGGCATAGTCGCAGCCGTCGCCGGTTCGGTACTTGTTCCGGATGCACCATGTGCACAGAGAATGAAGCTGGCGGGTAGGTATCATCAGCCCCTGCAGATCCATAGGGCTGGATAGTGTGAACTCAACAACTTCATTGGTTTCACTGCTCTTTGCATCGATGTAGAAAACCTTCAGCTTCTCCTGGGTCGGATCGGCTGTCGGATTGCCTCCGGTGAAGTTTCTCGCATCGAGATACTTACCAAGGGTGTCATGTATCGTCACCTTCGCCTGCAGCATATCGTCGTAAGCCAGGCAAAGCGCGGTGATCGAACTGTCGAGGTTAGCAACCGAAAGTTTCGGCTGGGCACTACTTCCCGAGGTTGAAGCTTCGATCCCCTCAATCTGGCATGGCCACGCTTTATACTCCTCACCCTGCCACCAGATAGATTTTGCTGGCAGTTTATTTTCATCACCGCCAGCAGCGATAATTTCGGCTTCAGAGTGCGCAAGACTGTAGCTGTGAAATCGCAGCACATCACCTGTACCAAATGCCGTGCCATCCACTTCGAAAAGCCTGACCACATCGCCAGGTTCGAGCTTCTGAAAATCTGCGTTAAGACTCATGGTTTGTAGGCCTGTTCAAAAGTTGCAGAAAGATTAAATAACCCGGCACCAAGTGGCGTTGGTGTGTAGGTGTCGCAGCGGTAAAGCCCGAGAGGCTCAAGCGGCGGGCGCCACTGAAACGCCGTCACGCCCGCATGGCGATCGAGAAAGTCTTTAATCGCCCCGATATACGTTTCGGTACCGGTAAACTGGAGAGTCCATTTCTGCGAGCGGGGATTAATCCCGTCGCCGGAAACCTGCTGATATCCGTCACCGAACTGCGCGGTGCGCCGTCGGAATGTCACTTCCTGCTCCGCGTTCGGGCGCGGACACCAGCTGAATGTTTCTATAGCCATCACCGACCTCCTTTTGCCAGATTCCAGACCGCGCCACCGGGTGAAAGGTCACGGCCTATCAACTCGCGGTATCGCCGATCAACAAAACTACCTACCTCCCGCCCGAATTGCTCATATCCACCGCTAGCCTGAGCCTGGGTATTCCCATTGCCATCAATCTGAATACTGACCTGAGGAGCACTACTACCACCCGGTGTTAAGCCTGAGATTCCCATAGCACGCACGCCCAGCGATCCGTCAGCGGCGCGGGTCAGTGGCATAATAGCCTCCGGCCCAGCCTCCCCCATCAATCCGGCCCCTTTGGCAAAGGCAAACAGTGTTGGAGAGCTGACGACAGAGTTACTGTACTGACTGAGATCGGCAGAAGAGTAAACGCCGCCTTTGGCGTTGAATTGCAGGCTCGCCCCGTAGGACTGAATCGCAGTACCGCTGCTGGCGGAAGACGATGCGGCACCACCGAACAATGAGCCTATCGAGCTGGCTGCATTGGCGATCATCATGTTAACCATCACCTGTTCGATGATTTTCAGAACACTGACACCCCAGTCTTTCCAGCTCGCTTTATTGCCGTTGAGCATGTCGACGATATTGCTGCTGATACCGGAAAGCGCGCTTTTCATAGCGTCCGCCGCCAGCGTCGCATAGTTAGTTGAATCATCTACCCAGTCAGCGAGACCGTCTCTGGCGCCAGTCACCCAGTCAGACTGCAGCGCATCAATTTGACTGTAATAATCCTCCTGGATGCCCAGCCTCTCAGCTTGCGCATCCTTTAATGCCTGGGTTTCGCGGTCATAAACTGTCTGGCTGATATCTCCTGACTGATACTGCTTTTGCAGATCGCGCTGCTGATCGAGATAACTGCGCTCTATACTCAGCCTTTCCCTCAGCCTTTCACGCTGCTTGTCACCGAGTCCGGCCCCATGAATATCCACGCCCAAATCTGCACGTGCATTCTCGTTCTGCTCCTGCAGATTTGCCACGAACGCCGCTACCTTCGCGTTTTCTTCATTAGCTTTTTTGACGGCATTAAGGCGATCAACTTCCTGAGCCAGAGACGCAAGTCGTTTCTTCTGGGTTTCGTTAAGCCCCTGCAACTTGCCGTCAGCTATATCGAACTGCAGTTTTTGCTGCTCGGTCACCACAGCAGTTTTTTTGCCGGTGGTATCGATCAGCTCAATCTGACGCATGTAACTGCGCTCAGCGCTTTTAAACGCTGAATCCAGTTTCTGACCAGAGGTATTTTTTTGCGGCTTACCGTTTGTTTCCCCGGCGCCAAGGGTATAGTTTGTTTTGACTGGCTCGGGCAGTTTTATTTCCGGTAGAGTAGATTGGGAGTTTCTCAAAAAGGCCAGTCGCCTCTGGAGCTCAGCCCTTTCGGCCTCCTTACCGGATACGTCCATACCTATTCTGTTGAAACTCGCCAGTATGCCTTTATCATCGAGATCTGCATTCAGGTTCTTGATGCGCCGTTCAATTTCTGGAATGGAGGCATTCAGGCCGACCGAACTCCCACCTTTGTACTGGTCTATCAGCTTTCCGGCCTCGGCTCCTACCCTTACCAGCCAGGTGGCAAGGTCCACTACCCCACCAACCAGATCAGTCAGACCCTGAATAACAGCCGGGTCTTTAAATACATCCCCCATATCTCCAATAGACTTCTGGAGCCCACTCAAATCTACGCTGGCGAGCCCTGCAGCAAGTTCAATTTTGACGCCGTTGACCTGCGTCTCCATATCCTCAAACAGGGCGTTGACTCTGACCAGCTTTTCAATATCTGCGTCATCGGGCGCCACACCAAACTTCTTCGCGGCATCCATATACTGACGCAGCTTTTCACTGCCATTGTCCAGGAGCGGCAGCATCTTTGACAGGTCATTACCCAGACTCTCCAGGATGGTAGTCTTCTCGGCGTTGGACTTAACTTTCTCCAGTGCGTCGCTGATAGCCAGGAGTTGCTTGTCGGGAGATTCTCCGGCCAGTTTCTTAGCCGACAAACCCAGAGCGTCCAGCGCACCGACCGCCTCACCAGATTTATTAAGAACGGCATCACCGATTTTGTCTCCGACATCTTTAAAGATATCGGCCATCTGATCGCCGGAAACACCTGCTTTTTCTGCAGCATATTGCCAGGCTAACAGGGACTGCGTGGACATGTTAAGTGACTTTGCCCAGCGGTCTGATTCGGTAATCTGACGTGAAGTGGTTTTGAGCAGGTTATACCCCGCCACTCCGGCTCCGATGGCTGCAGCCCCGACTGCTGTTGCGAATCCGGTCATGGCAGCTGCAGCGGCAGCGGCATCCTCCTTTACCTGCTTACGCCATTTTTGTGAAGCTCGCTCAGCCTGCGAGAGGCCTGAGACAAAACCGCCCACTTTGGCAATCAGGTCGATCGTCAGCGTGCCCAGTGATTTGGAAGCCATAAACTCTCCGTTGGCGGCATTATGTCCAGCTGGCTCTGGCTTCCTCTAACGAGATTGGTCCATCAGCAGCTTTGACTTTGGTAAAGTGAAGTGTGAAATCGGTCGGGTTGAATGGTGGGCGCTTGGGGTCTCTGTTAACGTTGGCTATCATGCTGCTCACCAGCCCGGCACCCCACTCAACCCGCAACATAGGGTTCAGACTCCCGTATCGTTCCCGGTACTTTGCCCAGAGTTGGGACTCTTTGAATGAGAGGACTTCCCGCGCTTCGGCGATTGTTCTGCCTCCGATTCCGTTGAGGACGAGCTCGCACCAGAATTCGTCTTCGGCGCTGAGCTCGAAGTCTTTCCCAGATCGTTAACTTCCTGAATGGCCAGAAGCAGTGCTACCGTCAGGCCGCCATCCAGTGCACCACGTTCAGGATCTGCCTCACCAGTAATGTCAGCCGGGGTGAAGATGGGTTTACCATGTTCATCGCAGATGGATGCGGCGATACGCCCTGCCACACCATCGACCTTACCACCAAAAGCCAGCACATCGGACGTTGCTGTGTGATAACCCATCGGGCGAACATACACGGTCGCGGTGATTTTTTTATCGCCTTGCGTCCAGGTGATTTCTTTCTCAACCGGGCGACCGGTAAACGCGCCGGACTCCTTGAGTGCATCAAGTGTTAATTTCATTATTAATCCTGATTAATAAGGGCGTTGCCGCCCTGATTTTATGGGGTCACGACTTTTGGCACCCATACAGCAGAGCCGGAGCGCTGGATAGATGCAGAAGTAGAAACAACCGTGTTTGCTGAAAAATCAAACGGGAAGTCGGACACATAGCCTTTGAATACGAACCATGTGCGGCTATCAGGTAGCACCAGGCCATCGACTGCACCGGATGCACCATTTTCAGCCGCAGTTGGCGATGCGGTTCCGTCTGACCATCCAATCGCGAAGGTCAGGTCCTGATCCTCTTCGTCGTCCGAAATGGACAGGTTGTAGAGCATGATGTGGCTGGTATTTTTAGGATCAGCGTTAAGCGTCAGTGATGCTGTGCCAGGCGTTCGAAGACCACGCTTATAGCTGCGATCAAAGCGTTCAGAAAGACAGGTGTCTTCAATCTGGTCAGCCGGATTGCTGCCGGGTGAAAATGCAGTGATACATTCAACTTCGCTCACCTTGCCTTTTACGAGCACAAAGAGCTGCGTACCTTGCGTCAATACAGACATTGTTATCTCCGGTCATAAAAAAACCGGCTCAAGGCCGGTGGTTGAATAATACGTTTATCGAGTGACTATCCAGTCAACATCGAATGAGTAGCGATAGCGCTTTGTTTCGGGGTCTCTTTCCTGTCCGCCCCAGCGCGTGATATGCGCGTGCGGCTCAATGGCATCCCGCAGCGCAGTAGCCACGGCAATCACTTCATCCACGGTGTCGGCATATGCATCCACCTGCAGCGTGAAAAAGTCTGCGTCAGGGCGCTGGGCAATGTAGTTCTCTGGAGAACCGGTGATGTTCTGCCAGACCACATAGGGATAGACCACGTTGTCGTCCTGAATTCCGAAAGGATAAATTCTTACCGGATTGCTTCCGAGTAAGTCAGTGACTTCAGGACTCGACGCGCAAACAGAAAAAATAGGGGCAATCATGCAGTGGTTCCTTTCTTCATGGCCAGCCTGATAGCGCGATCAATAGCCTTTCCCATTTCCGTAGAAAAAACATTAATCACGTCATTATCTACGCCGTTCATTGCAGGTCGGAGGATAGGCCGCGCTGATGTGTGCTCAGTACCAAACTCAAGAAAACGCCAGTACCAGGTATCTCCTCCTGGATTGCCTTTATCTCCTGAGGTTTTGTATGTTTTACCCGCTCTGCCTTTTCTGACGTTTGCCTTTGTATTTGCATACTGCCTGGCACCGCCCATTACCCCGACACGGAATGCCAGATCACCTGTCCTGCGGAATTGCTTGCTGCTGAAGCTGGCGACGATATTTTTGTGGATTGCTTCTTTAGTCAGAGGATCATCAACTCGTGACGCGTTGCTTCTGGCCCGATCCCTTATAATGTTTGCCGCCTTACGCAATGCAAACCGACCGGCTTTATTACGGGTGACTTCTGATACGGCCTCCATTTTCCCAAGAAGTGATTCAAGCCCGGTAAGACTTACCTCAACACTATCAGCCATCATTAACACCCTCAGAACAGGGAAGCGTCAGGTATTCACGTCCGCTTTTTGGATCGGGCAGAACACCATGGATGTTATACACAGCACCACGAAACAAGATGCGATGTTTTCTGGTAACTCCGGCACGGTAGCGAATAACAATACGGGTGGTTATTTCACCCTGAGAAGCCTGCGCAGCAATAAATTCACGCGCTGACAATGGTGAAACTTCGGCCCGGACAGTCGCAACATCTCGCCAGGTATTAATTACGGCTCCCGTTGTCGGGTTCTGCACTTTTACTGGCTCCTGCAGAGTAATCCTGTGGCGCAATTTCCCGGCCTGCATGTTACCCCCTGGGTTTACCGCTCAGATAGGTTTGTTGCTCTGCAGTTTCATCTAGTTCACCAGCCAGCGACTGGATAATGACATCGCAAAGCGCCATATTTGATTCAGCCAGACGGCTTATCGCTTCCGTCTGCTCACTCTGCGCTGTGATTTGTTCCCGTATCACTGCTATCAGTTCGTTTACCAGTTGCTCGTTCATAAGCTATTTTTGCCCACTTTTTTATCCACTCGCTCCGTTGCGCGCATCCAGACGCGAATCGTTGCCTGCGCCGTTTCCGCGCCGCCTGAAAGCTGCTCTCTGCCGCTGATCCTCTTTACCTCAGCCGGGACCGGGTTGCCACCTGTCCACGATTCAACCGGCTGACCAGATGGATCGCGCGAAGTCGTGAAGGTGAGAATTTTTACCCGGTGCCTGAATCGTCCCGGTTCCATCAGGAGCCCTCCTCTGATTCGGCTTTTCCGCGCCAGTTGCGATGAATGAACATCATGCGTTCGGCGGCTGCATTCTCATAAAGCTGCACTTCGCTTTGTGCCGTCCGGTGTTCAAACATGTCAGCAAAGACAAGCAGAACGGCGCCCTTAACGGCGGCAGGAATATCAGCCGCAACCTTCCATGCTGGTTCATCGCACCAGCGCATGCAGTAGTCAAAAGCGGCCTGGGCGTACAGCGTGATCAGCTCGTCCCTGTCGTCTTCCTCAAACTCAATCTGCTGCTTAAACAGACTGAGGGAAATTACATCCAGAACATCTATCGCCATACGTTAAAATGGCGGGTTTCCCCGCCCCCTCCATCATGAGCCAGAAGAGAAGGTGCCCTTGATGATTGCTGTCGGGCGATAATGTGCCAGCGCCAGACGCTCTTCGCACAGGATGGTCAGCATGTTTTTCACGAAGTTATCGCGGTCTTCACGGCTAACTTCCACGGTGGCATCCATGCGATCCCAGACCTGTGAGGCCATATCGAAACCGCCTACGGTAAAGGTGCCGGCGGCCTGCGCCTTAGTCGGAACCACTGGCAAGCCCCACATGATGTTACTGGTGAATGCCTGAGGACCACCGAAGATATAGCGGCCTTCATTGTCTTTCAGCAACGCGATGTTGTGCCAGTCGCGCGGGTTCAGGACGATACCGGAAGCGCTGAACTCAGACTCGGTCACCTGATAAATAGCGTGAGCGATAATGTCAGCGCGGGTGTCGCCGGTGGCATTCAACGAGGTGTCATAGGCGGTTGCCACTTTGTTCAGCCCTTCCAGGTTATCCCCGGTACCGTCGCCGTTCAGCAGCTGGCCCTCTTCCTTCAGTGCCAGGCCGTACATGAGGCGGTTGTTAATGTAGGACTGAAGCATTGGCGCATCATCCATCACCTGACGTGATGCCTGCACCCAGTGCGCGATGGTCTTCACGTTCGCGGTTTGTTTGCTGAAGGTGATATCCGATTCTGGCTTCAGTGCTTTCTCTGCCACCACGTCGGCGTTATTGGTAAACACCTCTTCACGCACATATTCCAGAGCGTTACTGGAAGTGCGGCCCTGAGCCAGCAGATCACGAATGGTAAGACGGCGCAGGCCTGGCATGATGATGCCTGGGATCTGCATAGGCTGGATCAGTGAGCCAGCCGAATCAGCGTCACTGCCTAGTGACTTGTTAAACGTTTTAGCGCCAAAGGTGCCCTGTTTACCGTCCCATGACTTAATAAGCTCTTCAGCAGCCCGTTCAGAGAAGGATTTCTTCTCACCAGGATTCTCAGCGCCGGATGCCAGTTTCTGTTCCAGATCGAAGAGGCGAGTGCCGGATTTGGTCAGCTCTTCCTGTACTTTCATCAGGTCGGACTGCAACTGTTTGGAAACCTGGCCTGTGCTTTCGATTTCTGCTTTCTGCGCATCGAAAAGCTGGGTCATTTTCTGCTGGGATTCTTCGATAGCTTTTTGAATGAGAGCGAGTTCAGACATAATTATTTACCTAAGTTAGAAGGGAAAGATTTGATGCTCTGAAGCAGAGCGTTTATTTGTGCTTCGTTTCCGTCGCCCTCGGACTCGCTCCGAATCGCTGACTTAAACCGGGCAATTAGCCCAACTGCCTGTGATTTGGTGAGGCCGACTGAATCCCTCAGCCAGTTCTCCACATCACGAATCGTTTCAATGCCATCGACACTTTTCATGGCTGCGATGCCAGCCTGTTCGTTGGCGGGGAAAGTGCAGACGCTGATTTCGCGCAGAGCCTGGATATTCTTAAAAATGCGGCCTGTTGGAATGATGGTGTAATCGTCTTTCGAAACGGAAAAGCCAACCGACATACCTTCAACCGTACCGTGCTGCATTGCCGCTTTCAGGTCAGCGGCGCCGCTGTGTCCTGGGGTAAGTTGACCGCGCACATACAGGCCTTTTTCGTCTTCAGCCAGGCTGTCCCATTTGCCAACCGGCAGTTCCCACGTCCTGTGGTTAAAAAACATCGCCACTTTTCGGGTCTGGTTCGCCAGCGCGTTTTTAAACGCCCCGGGCAGAATGATGTCGCCATCGGAATCGGTGTTATTAAAAACAGAGGCGTAGCCTTCAAAAATCCCCTGTTTACCGTCACCGGTGAATTTGATTTCTGTCTCGTCGAAGGACAGCGTTTTTACGATTTCAGGCATTACGGCCCCCATAAAAATTAAGCCCCGTTATTACGGGGCTCTTTGTTGGTTCCTAAATCGGTGATCGGCACGTATTGCGACTGGCGCATTGCCACATCGCCACCCGGCAATGGCGGGAGGTTGTCCGTTCGTCGCATCTCGTTGATGGTGCGTAGCCCTGCCTCTCCCATTGCCTTCATAAAGGCAGCGCGGGATGCCGAATCGCCCCTCAGCAGGCCGTCGAGGTTGTGCTCAGCATGAATGCGGCCAACATCCTTAGCAGGAATAAGCCACCGCTGAATGCTGTTTTCCCACCTGGAGATATAGGGCTGCAGGGTGTACTGCAGGAAGCCGAGATTCTGCTGCTCGATGCCCGATCCCCAGCTCGTTGATTTCTCGACGTCGCCGACAAGGTGAGGCGGTACGCCAAAGAATCGCGCCAGTTCACTTACCTGAAATTTTCGGGACGCCATCATTTCGGCATCCTGCGGAGTTACGCCAATTGCCGATGTAGAAAAACCCGCTTCCAGAATCCAGAGGCGTTTTTTTACCGGGCCGCCGGCGATCTCTTTGAAATTCTCTTCGACCTGGGAGCGCTGCTGTTCAGTTAGCACTTTTTCGCCAGTTGAGAGGATTTGCGGAGACTTGGCGCCGTTGGCAAAGAAATCTCGCTGCTGGTCCTCCATCGCAACTGCCACACCTGCCGATTTACAGGCAAAAGCAATGGGTGACAGGCCTACAAGCCCGGTGAATCCGAAGCCTTTAAGGTGAAAAATCTCTTTCTGCGAAAAGTCGGCGTATTCGCTGTCGCGTTGATAGCGATAAACCACTTTTTTTCCGACGAGCTTCACATCCATATTGGCAGACTGAAGCGGGAGAAGGCTGATCACGTCACCTGCGCTGTTGCGGTCCACAAGTGCATATGCGTTACCGTAGAAACAGAGCTGCATCGTCATGGCCTCCCTGAATTCTTGGGCGGTCATGTACTGATTCGGTGAGTAGCGCAGCAGTCGCGCCAGTGGATTGCTCAAATCCACTTTTTTACGGTTGTCATTCTGGTCTGTTTCGAAGACATCAAGCGGTAAGCATGCCGTGAGCGTTGAAATCAGGCTCACGCAGCGCCACACAGTCGAAATTTGCAGTATCCGTTCATCGTTAATGGATGAATCGCCCAGGTGTCCGTGGGCCGAAACAGGCCCCGTCTGTGAGCCCTGATTTGGGGTGACTAAACGCCCGCCGACAAACCAGGACTGCAGCCTTGCCCACCAGCCGTTATTGGTTCGCAGGTCAATCGTGTATTTAGGTTCTTCCATCACATGCTCAGCGGTCGGAAAATGAAGTCGTCGAAGTCACCACCCTGTTCGGTAACTTCCCCATTAGCAGCACCAACGGACATTGTCATTGCGACCATGCCATCAATACGGCCCGTTGCTTTGGATTTATCGAGCTTGCGGTTGCCAGCAGCATCTTTCACCACCACCGCATTCACAGCACACATCGTTAATACAGGGTGCATGCCATGCCTCACGCGCCCGTTAAGCATCAGAGACTCCAGCGTGTCTACAGCTGGCCCCATATCCTTAAAGCCCTGGCCGAACTCGACCAGCGGGAGGCTCAGCCCAATGGCATCGGCATCCTTCCTGAACTGGTCAATGCGCCAGCGGTCAAAAGCTATCGAGGTAAGGTCGAAATCACCGATAATTTCAGCGATATCCGCAACGACGAATGAGTAATCCACCGAAGCTCCTGGCGTGGTGCGCAGCAGCCCCTCCCTCACCCAAACGTCATAGGGTGCTCGGTCCGTTTTGGTTCGCTCTTCAAGAGTCTTTTGCGGTGTCCAGAAGAAGGGGAAAACATCCCAGACACCATCATCTGCTTCACCAGCGATAACCAGCGCCGTTAAGTCGTTCCTGGCTGACAGATCCAGCCCCGCGTACCACTTCCTCGGGGTGTTAATCGGCATCTCTCCGCAAAGCTCCCACACGCTGCGGGAGATAAACGGCGATACGGTAGACACGCGCTGATTGAGGTTGAGGTTTCGGAAGGTGTTTTCGAAGCTTGGCATTCGGCCAGCTTTCTCAGCCTGGCGCGCCATGTCTTTTTCTGACCTGAATGTTCCCAGTGCCGGGTTCGCAGCCAGCCATGACTCGCGTTTACTGATATCAGCGTCTTTTGGCGCTTCATAAACGTGGCACACGATGTGCGGATCTTTCGATTTGACCGCATCATCAATCCAGATGCTAAGCAGGTCAGCATCGTTTGCTGCCTGCGTACTGATAACGATTAGCAGCGGGTTTTCATGAGCCCCCTGCGCCGTAGTTATTGCATCGATAAAATCATCCTGCGGGCCCCTAACCTGCCCTGTTTCATCGAGAATGGCCAGAATGGGGGAAAGGCCGTGCGTCGTCTTACCTTCTGCGGATAAAGCCTTGTATTCGACGTTACACGGCAGGCCGATCAGCTTTTTGCCGCTGGGCGTAATGTGCACAATCTCCTGCAGCTTGGGGTTCAGGTTAACCATCTTCACCGCGAGGTTAAAAACGATGGCCGCCTGTTCCCGGCTGAGTGCACCGCTGACAATCTGCGTGTTCTGCACCGCTTCAGGCCCCACCAGGTGAGCCAGCAGAATTCCGGCAATCAGGCCAGTCTTACCATTTTTTCGGGCGATGCTGAGGATCGCCATATCCGTTCCGGCTGGATTGTCGTAAACCGCCAGGATGAATTCTTTCTGAAAGGTGTCCAACCGCATAGGTTGTCCGATAAGCTTGCCTTCTGGCACGATGCAAAAGCGCTCAATGAACGCTATTACACGCTCACCTCGCGTCATAGTCTTTTATCCGTGCTTGGGAAAGGCGATCAGGTTATCGTCCTGGTCCTGATGCTCGTTTTTGGTATTCCGTGCATCACGATCGTTCTGATTACGTTTCTTCTGGTCGCGACTTTCGCCGTTGGTTGCGTGGGAGTGGATCTGGAGGTCGCGGCGCTGAGCCAGGATAGTTCGTTGTAGCTCAACAATTTGCTTGCGGAGGTCTTTTATAAGGCCTTCGTCTCGCTCCTCCCCGCGTATGCGCTCTTCTTTGCGTAAATCCTTGCGTAAAACGGTGATATAGAGCTGATTATTAGCAAGTTCTACGGCGGCTAGAAGGTCGGCAGGCGTCCAGCTGTCCAGAGCTTTCGATCTGATATTGTCATGCCAGAATGGTTCGGCTTTTTTCTCCAAACCTGCATGGGACGGCGGATCGATGGTGTCCACAGCTGCATTTTTCATGGCCTGAACCGCTGCCGCCGAACTGTCTGAACGGATTCGTTTATCTGCCATATGTCAACACCTTAAAACTAAAAAAATCGGGTTAGCGTTAAATTCAAAC